GCATACTTTGCAATCTGTTCAAAGATGATGCGTTCTTCCCTGGCATTGAAGTATTCAGGTTCAATGAATGGAAGAACTTTCCGCATGTATTCTTCCCGAAAAACAAGGTTTCTCAGGACAATGTTTTCAATTCTTTCCATTTAAAATTCACTCGCCGTACGAAAACTCTTTCCTTGCGATTTCATCAAGTTGTTCCATCACCTCAGGGGTGAAGTATTGTTCTGGTTCTTTGTATATGGCTTTGGCATAAACCTTCTTACCATCTATCTCATAACGACCTGCCACGTTTTTCCAGAGACCGCCCAGTTCACCGAGTTCAAGAAGACCGTAATATCGATCAAGACCACGCTCATCGTAATACAGACGCACCGTAACATCTTTGTTCTCCTTACTCAGACGCGACTTAGCAGTCTTAGCCTTGATAAGATTTCCGACGACTTCTGTACCATCCTTTTCTTTCTTCTTTGAGAGATAGATGATTGAACTTGCTGCATACTTGAGGCCACTGCCTCCTCCCATTTCCTTTGTAGGGACATAAGCGCCGATAACATCATAGGTGTGGTTGGTAACGATCATTGGGATGTTAGCCTGTCCCAACTTCAAAGTCAACATACGGAACGCACCTTTGACAAGTTGTGATTTAGTCATGTCACGAACTTGTTTGTTGTTGAGTGCGTCAGTAATCTCCTTCTCTGTCGAGAGCATTCCCAAAGAGTCTAACACAAACATGCAAGGTTTGCGGGAATCTTCAGGGGTTTTTAAGTATATATCCACAGCCTTCAAAGCTTTGGATCTAAACTCTTCAATTGTAACAACGTTTACAACTACGACACGTTCCAGATCGATACCCCGATCTGCGAGAAGAGATTTGTTAACAGCGGCTTCAGTGTCAAAATATAGACAATACCCGTCAGGATTAGTATCAAGGAAGTTCTTGACGACAGCAAGGGAGAAAAAAGTTTTTCCAGTGCTAGACTCGCCAGCAATGGCAGTAATCTTATTCCCAGATACACCACCAAATATAGACCCTGAAACAAGTCCGTTAAAAATGTACGAACCCGTGTCAACATAACTTTCAGTGTCATCGATGTCTGAGGCGAGTTGTGTGTATTCATCGCCAATTTCTTTTACTACGTCTTTAAGAAAATCCATTAGATAAAAAATGATTCAAGGTTTGCAGTTTTTTCGGCTTTCCATCCGATGGAGTCCAAAATAATCTTCAAGGGTTCGAGAAAACTTTTCTCAAACTGTAAGTCATAATCTACATATTTGTCAAGTTCCAACTCATTGGGAAACTGTTGGATAAAGGAGATGATGTTCTCCTGAATCGGATTTGGTTTCTTCAGATAACAGAACTTGATCTTCTCACCATTACCGATCAAGGAATATTTCTGAGTGAGATTGTTTTTCTTTATGTAGTGATTATAGAGAAGTGCTCCCCGTGCATGAATAGGTGTTCCCTTTTCATAGATGGCGTTGACACTACGATACTTATCGACACTAGTCACAGTGCGTGGGAAAGAGATGTCTTCTGGTGTAAGTTTCTTAAACTCTCTCCTGGAGTTCTCAATGAACTCAATCACATCGTCCTCAGTCGATACCATGATCAATTTCAGAACATCCTTGATCATCTTCCTACAAGGTGCAGGAGTCGAAGACTTCACAGCTTCAATACCCATGATCTTCAGTTTAGGTTCTGCATAACGCACACCCTCACTGTCCCACACATTCAAGATGTATCGTTTCTTCGCAGTCCAGATACCACGATCAGCGATGTTCTCTCTCTTCATGAACATCTTCTGATCATAGGCATTTACATATGACGCAAGATTCTGGTAACTCTTGTCGATAAACGGTTCAAACTTTTCTTCGCAGATCTTGTTAAGTAAGGAAACAATTGCTGTTTTGTCGCCAGACTTATTAACAAAAAATTTATCAACAAGAGGTCCGAGATTAAGATAAATTGAATCGGTGTCTGATGCAATTACGTAATCCTCGTCGGTTGTTTGCAACAGTTTATTTAGATATCCATTCATCTTATTCTCAATCCAACGGATAGAAACTTGACCAGAAAGCGTAATCGCCTCCGCATTGGCCAGTTTGTAGTACCTAAAATACTGATTACCAATGGCACCGTATGCAGAGTTGAGCGAGATCTTTTTAGCCATTTGGATATTATTACAACGAGCGATCTCCTTTTGTAACGCGATTGAAGGGGTTTTTTCATTTTTCTTCTTGGCATCAATCATCCTCTTTTTGAAGATGACACGTTCATTGTAATACTGTTGCATTAACTCAGGAAGAAATCCCTGTTCGTCTTTCCGATACATCGCACCGTTAGCACAGACTGCAAAGTCTTTGTGCATTTCAAAGGTCAACTTCTCATTCAGTATCTTATCGACGGTGGCTGAAGGGTGTCGAGTATCTTGTAAGGTCTCTGGTGAGATATTGTACTGCATAATAAGATGGGGATACAGACTATTAAGGTCAAAACTAACCACCCAATCATACTTTCCTGGAATCGGTTCCTTGACATACGCCCCAGCATACTTAGAGTCCTTATCAGATCTTTCCTTAGGAGGAATGACAATGTTCTTTCTCTTCAAATAGTTATAGATGATGCAGTCCCACAGTCGGACTTGAAAGAAAATGTCTTGGTAATTCACCTTGGCGTCATACGCCATAGTCAATGCCAACTCAATCAGTTTAAGTTTATCCTCCAGTCTGTCAACCAATTCCACGTCAATGATGTTGTATTCAACAAACTTCTGCCACCCATGAGTGTAGAAGTCTTTGAAAGTATCAAACTCACTGTGGTCAAGTTTCTGTTGGCCCAGTTCCTGTTGTGCAATGTAATCCAGTCGGAATGATTCCTGGTTAGGTGTACCAGGAGACCACCGATACAGACGCATGTAGTCCAAGATAGACACGCCACCGATGTCCACACAGTGGTTCTTACGACCCTGCACAAACATCTCTGTCTGCGTCACCAGACCCCACGGAGACAGTCTCTTCATCAACTTCTCACCCAGGATGCGACTGATGCGCCCTGCAAGGTATGGCAGGTCAAAGAACTCACAGTTCCACCCTGTCACCACATCAGGAGTGTACTCCATCCACCAGTTGATGAATGCAGACAACATGGAGTGTTCATCCGCAAATTGCAGATAGTTCACGTTATCCTGTTTGTTATTGAAAGGTCCTACGCCCCAGGTGGTGATCTGTTTGGTATTGAAGTCCTGCAGAGTGATCAGAAGAACCTCTTCATTGGCACTCTCAACGTCAGGAAATCCCTCTTCAGATTTGGTCTCAATGTCAATCGTATACAGTTTGATCTTACGAATATCAAACTCTAGATGTTCTTGAGGATAGTTGTCTGAAATGTATTGATACACATACCTTTCGTTTCCATAGATACGAAAGTTCTCTACCTCTTTGTATTTGTCATAGAACTCACGACAGTCCCTGACAAATCCAGGTTGAATAGGCTCAACGCACTCACCCTCTAGGGTACGATACTCACTCTTCCTTTTCGATGGCACAAACAGAGTGGGTTTCCACTCCTCACGTTTCATCACATATTTACCGTTTTCATATCCACGAACAAGGAACTGATTACCGATGAGTTGTACGTTGGTGTAAAAATTCACTTAAGGATTTCCTGATACATGTTCAAGTATTTTTCGTTGGGATCAACGAGTGTCAATATTTTATCAGAATAGATCATCATCGTATCCTGAGTTGTGCATTCACTCATCCATGGAGTCATGTTGTCTCCGTCGATGGCGTGTGGTTTGATGAGTCTGCAATTCGGATCTCCGATTTCAGCTCCTACTTCTTCAATCTGTGAGATTATCAACTGATTCGTCGATAACAGAAGAATCTTGATCATCTTCTGGTCTTCCATTTACACGTTCCTCATACAATTTTACCAGGTTTTCCTGCGGATTAACGATTGTCACCACCCAATCAGCAGAACAAGGGATCTCACGATCTGCTGACAGAGGCACCCAGGGATAGAAAGTCACACTGAGTTTAGAACCAAATTTTTTGGTAGTTCCATTCTCAGTTTCTTCACCCGTCTCCTCACTAAGGACTTGGGGTTCATCCTCTGAAAATATTTTAAGAATTAGTGGATCGGTAAACCAATATCCAATAACATCTTTACCACCTGTACCTCGGATCTCTTTTACGTCTGCAATGAGATCCTCACCAGATTTCAGTACGACAAGTTTGATATTCATTTGAAAAATTTTCTCCATAGACATTATAAAAGGCCACCCGACCGAAGTCAAGTGGCCACTGCATGGCACGCAGGCGAAATTATTTAGAGATCGAAATCCCTACGTGCGTGATGATCTGGAACAACCTTTGCAAGAGAAATGGTTAGAAGCCCATTCTCAAATACAACTGATCTAACTTCCGTTTCATCTGAGAGGGTCCAAGATCTGGTGAAAGATCTCTGAGCCAATCCTCTATGGACGTAACTTGTTTGTTCTTCTTTGTCGTCTTTTTTTCCATCGACAAAGAGCTTTCCGTACTCAGTGTAGACATTGATTTCTTCTTTTTTAAATCCTGCGAGAGCAATCTCTAGTCTAGATTCTACGTTGCTTAACTGGACTAGGTTGTATGGAGGGTAACTAGTCGTCTCGTTTTTGAACTCGAAGAGACGATCAAAGTATTCATCCATACCAATGCTGTTTTTATTTATACGATCCAACAAGGCAGGCAGATCTGCAGCGTGGAACCTAGTGAGGTTTCCCATGATTCTTAGCTCCTTTGAAAGCGAGTTTGTGTTGTGTGGATCCCGAAGGCATCCAATACTATTTAATCAGAACATTAAAAAAGAGGCACGGGTGATAACCGTACCTCTCTATATGGTGTTCCGACTTTCGTAGAGACCGCACGAAAGGTCTCACGTTTATTTATTCACCTTCTGGTTTCTTTCTCTTGCCAATGTTATATTTAGTTTCAAGTTCCCACTCATTCTTTTCTTTGTAAGCAAGAACTTTGATCTGATTCAAAGGTGCAATGTCAGTCACCTTCGTTGTATCAACAACAGTGACCAATCCCCAGTCAAGGAGAAGTTGAATAATACGGTTACGTCTCTGAACATCATTCACAGTGATGTTGGCTCTCTTGCCGTCAAGAGCAAACAGTTCCTTAAAGTGAACGATGAAATACTTACCCTGTTTGTGCAGGATATGGCAACTCTGATAGAGTTTCTTCTCCTTTCTCGATGCAACTCCAATACGTGTCAGCGTCTCACGAACCTTAAGAAAATCATCTGGTTCATTCAATGTCACCTCAATCATCTGGTCAGGGGACCATCTAATTTCAGGTTCAACAATAGCGCTCATCTTTTACCTCCAGTCTCAAGTCGATCTCTAATATGTGAAAGTTGTTCTGTAGTCAGAATATTCAAGACTTGTTTGGCTTTTTCATTACTATAACCATAATAACGTTTTACAAGGTCAAGGTCTTTAATCTGATCTTTGCGGAGCCACGGAGAGAATCTCTTCCGTTTCCTGAGACTATTTAGAAGAAAGTCATATTGTAACTTTTTTGCAAGGTTTGGACTCTTGTTGAGTTCATTCACAAACATGATGCAATCCAAGTGTCCAGAGAGACAACGATTGAT